AAAATAATTGTCGGGAACGCATTTCAAGAATGACATCATGTCCGCTTTGACTATTTTGTTTTGTATGCGACGCGTCCACCTCATGCCTGTTTTTTAACCTCTTTTTCTTTGTAGTCTTCAAGTTTAACGATTCGATATTCAAGACAATATACGGGCGTGTTTTTCTTCGGTCTTTGTTTGAACTCGTAACCGTCCAAACCTTTTTCGCGGGCGCGTCTGAATGCCCTGTCCGCTGAACTTGATTTCAATTTTTGTTGCATTTGATAATTTGAAAACCAACCGCGCTTCAATAGCGAAACGACTTGTTGTTCCTGTGTTAATTTCTTTTGCATTTTTTTATCCCCTCTTTTTTCTCTAACTCATGGCGGTATAATTGCCAAAAAAGACAAAGTGTAATTTTGCAATCTGCGGAATTGTCAATAATAATCTTTGCGAATATATTTCGGATATGAGTTCGCACCGTACCCTCTGAAACGGTTAATATTTCCGTTATTTCGTTGACCGTTGACCCTGTCGCGAATAGTTTTAAGACGCGGACTTCTTGCGCGGTCAAACTTTTTGACAATACTTTATGTAATTTTTTATTTCCGAAATGCTCTCTTATATCCATTTACCCCACCTATTTTTTGTCAACGATTTTAATTTCCTCGACATTGATTATTACTTTTGACCGTTTTGTCCCGTCTTGCGCGGTGTAACTGTCAACGCCTAACCGACCCGAAACCATGACAAGACTTCCGCTTTTTGCGTATTCGCCTATGTATTCGGCTTTTTTACCCCACGCGCGACAATCAAACCAATTTGTCACCGTTCCTTTTGTTTGCCCCGCCCATTCGTCAACCGCAACGGAAAAATTGCAAACGCATTTCCCCGAATCGAAAAATTTTAACGCGGGATTTTGACCGACATTTCCCGAAATAAATACGTTGTTAATATCTGACATTATTTCCCCTCTTTTCCTTTGAACTGTGTTCCGTACATTGTTTTTGTAAAGTCTGACAAGTTTTTCAAAAGACAACGTTTAACGTTTTTGAACTCGTCTTCGTTCTTGCAATCCTCGTCAAAATATCTGCAAATTAACATTTGCGCGGTCATAAGCGCATAAAACCCGACAAAGATGTCTGTTTTATCGCTGAACGCGAATTGCAATACTTTCGCCATACGACGAATCGTATTTTTAACCTTTTTTTGTTCAATTTCTGTTAATTGCATTTTGCCCCCGCTTTCTTCCTGTAATCGTCGCCTTGCATAACCGACAAATAGCAAGATTCGGTTAAGCGACTAATCATTGAAACGCCTTTATTGACAATTTTGTCGTTGATTTCAACTTTGTAATTGTCTTCAAGGTCTTTTAATGTACCCTCTGTCGTAATGATTGTCGGCAATTCATTTTCATAACGGGCGTTAATTATTCCGTATATTTCGGAACATAACCACAAAGTCCCGTTTTCTTTGCCTAAATCGTCAATCAATAAAACTTTGACCGTTTTTAATTCTTTTTTGTATGCGGTCGAAAACTCTTTGAGTTCGTCAACAAGGGAAACGACGTTCAAAACTTTAACAGGGACGCCTTTATCAAGAATATTATTTGCGATTGCACATGCAAGATGTGTTTTTCCCGTCCCGACGCTTCCTTTTCCGATAAAAATAATATTGACACCGTTTTCGATATTTGATTCGATATTCTGCGCATAATTCAACGCTTTTTCATATGCGGATTTTTGCATTTCATTTTCAATGTTGAAATTTTCAAAAGTTCTTTTTGAAAAACGCTTCGACAAGTTCGCTTGTTTTTTGTATTTTTCCGCTTGTTGCGCGTTGTATTTTGCGATTAAAAAATCATTTATGAAGTTTATATCTTTTCCGTTATCAAAAAGCGTTCTTGCTTCTTCTGCGACGTCTGACGTATCGTTAAAATAACAATATGATTCTAAATAAATCAGGTCGCTTGCGCTTTGTATGTCTTCAGGGCGCGCCCCGAATCTCATTTTTATTTTATTTTCCGTCATTACATGCACCGACTTTCCCAATCGTCCGATTGATTTTGACTTTGATTTTGCGCTTTTTTGAACGCTTGTTTTGCTTCTTTCGGCAAATCATAAATTGATTGCCACCCCCTTGCGATTGCATTATCAACAAGCGCGCGGGCGTAATTTTCGTCATTTTGCGACAATCTGACAAAATCCAAAAATGCTTTACGGACGGAATTTTCCGTCTTGTATTGCTTTTTGATTGCCGTTTTGTATTCTAAAAATTCGATAAATAAATCTTTTAATGAAATATGTTTTTTAATTTCTTCGTCTTCGGTAAAAAGTTTTTGAAAAAAACTTTTTGCAACAAAATTTTTTCTTTTATCTTCTTTATTTTCTTTATCTTCTTTATTATTCTTATTCTTATTATCTGTTGTTACTTGTTTGTTATCCGTTTGTTGTTCGCTTTCGATTTGATTATTATTCGTTTGTTGTTCGTTTGTTTCTTCTTCGTTAATTTGTTTGTTAATAGGATTGTAAAAATCAAAGTTATTGACCGTTATTATTGAATAATTCGGCGTTGTTTTGATTGTTATTTCGTTTGTTACTTTGCTTAAATGTCTTAATGCGGTTTTAATTTTTTGCGTTGACAATTTTAATTCTTTCGATAATGTTGCAACGCTTGTTAAAAATGAAGCGCGGGGAATGTCAATTCCATGCCACTTTGCATTCTCATAATTTGCGCGCAATAAACAATGTAAAAACACCGCTTTTGTGTTCGCGTCGTCGTACCACTCCCAATCCATAAAAGAACGGTAAACTTTAACATAACCTTGCGATTTATTTTCTTCTATTTGAAACCCGTCGTTCATTCTCTCTTAAACTGCCTTTGTTTTCTTTTCTTCTAACTCTGCGCGCTTCCATTCAAGCAACTTGCAAATATATTTTGTCCGCATGTAATCGCGTTCCGAATCCGAACATTTTTCCGTCGGAAATTTGATAATCAATCCGTAATTTTTCATTCTGCCAAATCCTCAACGTCGTTATGTTCGATAAAATATTCGATTATTCTACGCCCAACGTCCGAACGTTTAATGTTTAACTTTGACGCGTATTCGTCTAATGTTTGCATTGTTGCAATTCTTAATGTTGTCGAATAACCCGTCTTGAACTCTTTTTCGTCTGCCATGTGTTCCTCTTTCTTCAATTTTTTGCACCACAAAACAAGCGGTTAATATTGCGCTTTTGTTTTTTGTGTTATTATCTAATTAACTAACTAATTAACTAATTGAGTTAGTTATTAACTTAATGTCATAATAGAATAAAAATAGAATATTTGTCAAACATTTGTCGAATAATCATTCAAATAATGTAGTCGAACTATCGCAAAAAGGGGTGTAACAATGGACTTTGAAGAATTACAACAATTATTACAAAACTTAACAAATAGTAAAATTACATTCAAAAAAATTGCCGATTCTCTCGGCGTTAAATTGTCAACAATTAGCACCCGCAAGGGTAAAGGGTCAAAAGTTCGTTTTGACGAAGTAAAACGAATTGAAAAATATTTTGATGTTTGTTTGACTGATTCGGCATGCCAAACTGCAAAACTTGTCGAACAAATCGAATCAGACCGAACAAATATCGAACTTGCAAAAATTGAATATTTCCCCGACGTTTATTTGTCGGCGGGTTATGGCGTCGAAGTTTACGACGAATATTCCGAAACAATAGTTATTGACGAACGTTTTTTGATGTCCGAACGGGGCATGCGTGTCAATCCGAAAAATTGTAAAATGGTGCGTGTTTCGGGAAATTCCATGTTTCCCGAATATCATCATGGCGACCGCGTAATAATTGACGAATCCGATACTAATTTGACGGACGGTCAAATATACGCGTTCCGATATGACGGTCAATGCTATGTCAAAGAAATAAACCGCGCAGGAAATAAAATCAAGTGTATTTCAGTAAATAAAGAATACGAATCGTTTTACATAGAACGCGACGTCGATTTTAAGGTATTCGGGCGAATATTACCCCGAATCAGATTATAAAAGGGGGTCAAAATGTTAAAACAATTATTCAAAAATGCTTTTCAACCAAAAGAAGCAAAATTCGGATTCAATGTCGAATTTGTCAACGGGACTTTGAATCATAATCCGATTTCAAGTCTTCAGGCGGGAAAATGCGCGCTTAATTTTGAAAAACAAATCATGACAATTAAGCAAAATAACAACGTATTAACCGAAAATATGACGGACGTTGAATCAATCCGCACATGGTCATTAAATCGCGAATTGTTTTTCATTCAATTTAATACAAAAACTTATAACGAATATAAATTCAAAATAAAACTTGCGGATTCTGCAATATTTAACACTATGATATTACAAGTATTAACAAGGTACGCCGACGCGTTCGGCATTCCGATAACATTTGACGGGAATTTCAAAGAAAATGACAACGAAGACGACGAATAAAAAATCCGTATTATATGCCCGCGTTTCGTCCGACCGACAAGAAAAAGAGGGCTTCTCAATACCCGCGCAAATTAAACTTTTGCGGGGGTATGCAAGCAAAAACAACTTAAAGATTGTCGGGGAATTTGTCGAAGCGGAAACCGCCAAAAAAGCGGGACGAACGCAATTCAATAACATGATAACGTATCTTAAAAAGCATAAGGACGTTAAAATCATTCTTGTTGAAAAAACCGACCGTCTTTATAGGAACTTAAAGGATTATGTAACAATCGACGAATTAGAAAACGTCGAAATTCATTTCGTTAAAGAGGGTCAAATATTAAGCGATTCAAGCCGAAGTCAAGACAAATTCATGCATGGAATCCGCGTTCTTATGGCGAAAAATTACATTGACAATTTATCCGAAGAAATCAAAAAAGGATTAAACGAAAAAGCGGAACAGGGTTATTATCCCCACAAAGCCCCATTCGGTTATAAAAACGAAATATTGCCGTCTAAAAAAAGAATCATTGTTCCCGACCCTGAAACCGCACCATATATCAAAAAAGCATTTGAATTATACGCAACGGGACGTCAAACATACGTTTCAACTGCAAAGATTTTAACGGACGACGGATTCCGCCCGAACGGTCATAAATGCACCGAAAAAAATGTCGAACGAATATTGAATAATCCGTTTTATATCGGCGCGTTTAATTATCGCGGGAAATTATATTCAGACGGTCAACATGAAGCGTTAATTTCAAAAGACGTATATTTTATCGTGCAACGCTTACTTGCTCTTAAATACCCCACCAAACCCCGCAAACGTGAATTTGCATACAACGGGTTAATAAAATGCGCAAATTGCGGTTGTCAAATCGTCGGCGAAATTAAAAAAGGTAAATACATATATTATCATTGTTCAAATTCAAAACGTCTTGATAAAACAAAACCGTCAATTCGCGAAGAAAAAATCGAAGAAATTTTCGGCGAATTTTTGAAACAACTGTCCATGCCTGTTTCCGAATTTGAACGATTAAAAACGAACGTCAAAGATTTTATAAATCAGGGTTGCGAATATATAGAACAAAAAACCGCCGAAATAAAACGACGAATTGACGTTTTGAATCGACGGTTAAGCAAATTATATGACGAACATATCGACGGAATGATAACGGACGAATTATATTTTGAAAAACGGGACGAATGGCAAAAAGAACTTGACGAACTTTTATTCACTTTTGAAATGACGGCGTCTTCTAATAGAAATTTGATTGACGACGCGGAAACCATAATCGAACTTTCAAAAGACGCGTATTCATTGTATTTGCGACAATCAAGCAAAGAAAAAGCGGAATTGATGAAATTATTAACAATCGAACTTTTATTCGACGGTCAAAACCTAATAATAACACCGCATTCCGCTTTTGCTAATCTTATAAAATTATTAAATTGTCATAATCTGGACATGACGTCGCCACAATCGAACTTACTGCTTCAACAATTTGTCGATTCTTTGTCCGACGTTGTCTATCTTTCGCGCATTCGCGAATATAAAAAATGCGCTTAATTTTTCAAAGTTCCACCCCGTAATTTTAGCATAAAAAAACCCGCTAAAAAATAGCGGGTTTATAGTTTATGAAGTATGAAAAAGATTTTACAATGTTTTAACGAAATCAACCAACGCAAAAACGCGATTCAACCAACCATGCAAGAATCCGCGTTGATTCGGAACTTTTGCAAATTCATTATATTTGCGAATACGCGCCAAAATAAAGACATCAATGTCCATGTATTGCGCTTCTTGCAAAAACGGTTTAACACGTCCGACGCCCATATTGACCGCCGTATCAAAACAAAGCACCGCAAACTTCGGCGACATTTCATGACATTTCGCCGTCAACCAATATCGCGAATAATAAATGTCTTCGACTTCGGCTTGCGTTATATTCCGAACGTCTTTTGTCGGACGTCCTTTACTTTGCAAATACGCGTTATAAGTGTTTTGTGTAATACCTTTATTTGTTGCCCCGCCTTTGTCGTTCGGGTTGTTTACATAACCACCCTCGCGTTCAAGAACGAATTTCAACGCTTTTTTGAATAATTCTTTATTATTGTCCATGCCTGTTTTACCTTAATTTGTCTATTTTGCTTGATAATACATTGAATTTTTGTTCGACATTCTGCAAAATGTCTTTGTCCCCTTTGTCTGAATAGTCGCGCAATTCTTGTTTAATTTCCGACATTTCAAGTTTAATGTTTGCAAGGTCAAGTTTTGTCGCAAAATAATTTGATTGAACAAGAATCGTCAAGACTGCAACAACGACGATTATATTTTCTTTGTTTATGAATTTATCCATTTTCCCCGTTTTCCCTTTTTACTTCTTCAATTCCGTTTGCGTCAATAATGTTTTGAAAATGCGCGGGGGTTATACACCACGCGGGCAAATTATAATATTTGCATATTTCGTCATTACATAACGCCAAATATTCCGAACAAATTAACCCCTTGCGGTCTTTTTGTTTTCCGTTTGAATTGAAAATGGACGCTTTCATTAACTCTTTTATGTCACCCGTTCCGTACGGTTGCCCGATATAGTCTTCAAGTTTTTTAATTGAAAACTTCATGGGAAACGCCTTAAATTCGTCTTGATTTTCGATTTGTTCCCATAATTCCTGTTTATAGCGACGGACGCCCGACGGAATGCCCATGTTTTTGTGTCCGTCCGCGTGTGATTCATAAATCCACCACGTTCCGAATCGGTATTTTAACGCAAGAACATGCGTCGGAATCTCTTTACTATTCGGCGCGTATTCTTTTGAATACTTTTTAATTTGTTTTGCTATAAACGACGTCCCGTACTGCAAACCGATATATGTTCGCCGTTTGTCTAATAATTCAAAATTTATCACTTTTCGCCCCCGTTGCGTTCAATATACGCTTTTGACTTCTTTTTTAATTGCTTTTGAAGTTTATTATTCAATTTCTTTAAGACTTTGACATTTGCTTCGGCAATTTTCAATTTGACGTCTTCGGTCAGGGCGGGTATTCCGTACGCTTGCGCGTATGCGCTGACCGCATTTATGACCGCAAGCGTTCCCGCTTTGCGTAAATCGTCAACGTTTTTTAATTCGTCCCAACGCTTCAGGATATTGTCGGCGATAAAATCTTCGACTTTTTCCCGTTTATCGTCAATCTTGATATAAATTTTTTTAAGCATTTAACCGCCTTTGCATTAAAAAATGCCCTGCCCGAACTTTAACGAACAAATTGCGCGCCGTTCGTTAAATACCCAACCAACCCAACCATAAAACTATATGCCCGCTTTTTCTGCTTTATATTCTGCGAAATAGCGTTCTTGCGCGCTTGCAAGAAATATTGACAACGCGGTTAATTCTTCCATTGTCATGGATTGCGCGCGGTCTTCAAGTTCTGTTGAATCATAAATTTTTAACGGGAATAATTGCGGTAATAACGCGCCCTTTTGAAGTAATCCCGCGTAAATATTTTCCGCCCACTTCGGTTTATATGTAAAACCGTTTGCGGGATATTCAATCGGGGTGTCAAGTTTTCTTTGATAATTTTCAAACGCTTCGGAATTGTCGTCACCCTTAATTGCCTTTGCAATCAATTCGTTTGAATAAGATTCAAATTCATTAAGCGTCAAAAATGCTTCTTGATATTTGTATTTTGTGCCGATTTCACCGTCTGTTTTTTCGTATTCAACTTCTTTTATATCGCGTCTGACATAAACACCTTGCGGGCTTGAAGTTTTGTCGATTTCGACGGGTTTTAATAAACTTTCTGAATTAACATAAACAATATTCATTTTTTAATCTCCTTGTTTTGAATAATTTGTCTTGTCCGTATTGCTTTTCGACACTTTTTGAAATTAACGCGTCGCGCAATCTCTCTTTTGAAATATTTGTATGTGTCCGTTGCCTTATACCACCCGCGATATGACATTATTTGTCCGCTTTCATATGCTGACAACTTTTTCGCCTTGCATATTTTCCGCGCTTTTCGGGTTGAACTTCTCAAAATTCTTTTGCGTAATGTTGTTTTATCGCGATAAAATTTGAAGCCCATATAATCAATCGGACGACCTTTTCGTTTGCCGTTTTTGTCTATATAGTCAAATTTGAAAATTTGCCAATTATCCTTGACGGTCAATCCGTAATGTGAAAATAAAAAATCTTTTATTTTGATAAAATCCGAATGTAATTGTCTTTTGTTCGGGGCTAAAATAACCATGTCGTCAACATATCGAACGTAACATTTGATTCTTAAATCCTCTTTTATATAATGGTCTAACCCTTGAAGAAGAAAATTTGCAAACCATTGAACAAAATATGTTCCGATTCTCAAACCTTTATCAATAGTTATGTCTTGATAATATGCGACGTTGCTTTCAATCATTGTATTTATGATTTTAAGCATTTTTTCGTCATGAATTATTGACGCAAAATGATTTTTCATAACATCAATGTCGATTGAATCGTAAAAATGCCGAATATCTAATTTCAAGCAATATTTGATTTCGCGTCCGTTATGTTCCCGAATATACTTTGATAAATACTTTTTACCATGATGTCCACCCCGATTCGGAATTGACCCGCAAGAAAATTGATACATTCCGCGCATTATTATCGGTTGCAATACCTGAACAACGGCATGATGTATTATTTGTTCGTAAACAATTTCCGCAAATTGATTTCTATAAAAATACGGTTGAATTATAAAACGTTCTTTTCTACTGCTACCGTCGCAAATTCTAAACATTTGATGTGTTTGCGGTTTATATTTTCCATTCGTCAAAATGTCGATAATTGCTTCAATATGTTTTTCAGGGTGGTCATATATCATTTTGACTTCAGGGCGTTTTTTCTTACGTTTAGACGCCCTGTTAATCGCAAGGGCAATATTGCCCTTATCGACTAACTTTTCAAATAAATGGTTATATGATTTCATGAATTATAATCTTTCTTATACCTCACAGGCTTTCAACTCTGCTACTAACCCAAGTGCCTCTTTTTCGGTTAATTTTTACCAAGCGGTAAGGAATAATAAGCGCATTATTTTCCAACAAAAAATCTTTGTTATTTTAGAGGTTAAGTATAAGAAATCGAAGCCCCATTGTTCGCGTTCGCATTCGACAACGCATTGTTGACATTCAACGTAAAAACGCCATCCAACGACCCATTGTTGTAGTTACCACCGACGCGTCCGAACGTACCCGCGCTTATTATCCCCAAATATGCTTATATGGGGGAGTTCCCCCATTCCCCCCATTAACGAGGTACATAAGAAAGCGAAGCCCCATAGTTCGCGTACCCATACGACAACGCATTGTCGACAACCACCGTAAAAACGCCATCCAACGACCCATTGGCGTAGCTACCACCGACGCGTCCGAACGTACCATTTGCAAACCAACAACCGTCGCAAAAATAGGTTGTAGCCGACCCGCTAACAACTTTCGGGAATATACCGTCGGCGTTAAGTGTCATTTGTGAAATATAACCGCCTGACGACCCGCTTATTAAGCCCGCCGATTTATAACCGTTACTTGACGCGTTATAGCCGACAACGGTTGTTCCGTCCGAAGTGTCTTCGCTTAATTTATACATCAACCCTGTTGAAGTGCTATAATTGCAACCATTAACAGGCTTCCAATAGTTCGCGATTAAATTTTCCGCGCCCCACATTTTGATTCTACCGTTGCCGTTTGTTCCGAAGAAATAACCGTCGGTATTGCATTCGCCCGTTGTATTGTTTGCGGAACTATAACGACCACAACCGATTCTTGCTTCAACGTTTGTTGACTTTGTAATCAATGTTGTTAAAACTTCAATCATTATCCATTGACCGTATGACATGAAGTCCCAACCCGCGCCGTTATTTTGCGCGTATGTTTGCATTGTTACGCCCGAAGTATTTGTCATAATACCTTTACCTGATATTGACCGTAATGTGCTATTAACATTCGACGGTTGATATATCATTGTATAGATATTGTCAACAAGAACGCCGTTCGCGTTTCTATGTGTATAACATTTGTAGTCTTCGTCAACTTCTACGTTTGAAACGTAAATATGCCACAAAGTTCCGTCAAGACTAAATTTAATCCAAACCTGACCCCATTCAAGCATGGCTTGCCAATTTTCCGAAACATTTGCAACATCTGATAATGTTACGCCGTCGGCGCGATATGCGTAATTGTGTTCGTATAAATAATATTGAAAACTTGTTACGCCGTTGACAATTTTCAACATACAAGGACGCGGGACGAAAAAGTTATCTTTCGACCAATCGCCCCAACTCCATGCACCCGTTGAAAAATCCATATGTGCAAAGTCGTAATTTTCATTAGTACAACCGACAGGATATTGAACGCGGGTTGCGGGGTTACTGTCATTCGGGTTGACTGTAAATTCGTAAATAACCGCTTCCATAAAACGATTTGATTTATTATAGCAATAAACACCATTTGTTGAATACGGAAAAGCGCAATACTTCCAATCTTCACCCGCCGTTATTGTGTCAATGTATGCGTTTTCGCTATATTGACCCATAACGGTATTATCTACAACAAGCGTTCCGTCGTTTTCGTTTTCAGGGTATGACCCTAATTTTTTAACGATTTTTGTTCCCGCCCATGTACATAAATATTGTTTGTCTAAAATTGTATTTTGCGGATCTTGCCATTTTAACGACACCGAAGTCCCGTCAATGTTGATTCTTACTGATTTACATATTGACGGGGGCAATCCGCCCGAAGACGACCCGCCTGACGACCCACCTGTATATGGGATTAAATATTCCCCTTTTGAATTTTTTAATATAACATCTTTTACGATTGCTTCTTCTGTCATTTTCCTTTTTCCTTTATGAATAAAAGCGGGGAAAATACCCCGCTTTTTAGTTATCATGCCTGTTGATTATGCGAATTAAGCAAGTTCAACATATGACAATAAGTTCATATTGTCGATTTGTGTTTTTGTGTAAACATCACTTGCGTTTGCTTTTCCGCTGATGTCTTGATGTGATGTTAGGAATTTGCCGTCGGCTTCGGTTTTAGTATATACTTGTGATTTTGTGTATGCGTCTGTAATACCATAACCGCTTAATGTTGTTGCCTTGTCTGCTTTTCCGCTAATATCTTGATGTGATGTTAGGAATTTGCCGTCGGCTTCGGTTTTAGTATATACTTGTGATTTTGTGTAAACGTCGTCCGCGTCTGCTTTTCCGCTGATGTCTTGATGTGATGTCAAGAATCCTTGTTGACCGACCCATGCTTCTGTTGCATAGCCCGCCAAACTTACTTCGGTGTCGCCGATTTTTTCAAATTCGCCGTTTATCAAGAAAAATTCGTCATATTTATTGCCGTTTTTTCCGCTTGCTTTTAATACCATGTAAATTGTGTTTGCGTCTGCGTCTGCAACTTCAGGTA